CATGCAAGGCATTGCATGTGATCTACGAAAGATTTAACTTTCGTGGCTAGGATTTCTCCTAGGTCTTGGCTAAATTAATAGCCACAGCAGTTTCCCACTGCTGCCAGGATAGTCGCACTCCGTTAGTACGGCTACCCGTAGGGATGTAATCCCAATAGGGAGAACATCTTAGCCTCTTTCTAAACATCTTACGGTCATGCCTGACCATGATGCTTAGAGACCTAAGTTCACCGAACAAGAAGCTACAGTACAACCCAGGAGGGTTAAACCATAGTGTCTTGCTGAACCCATCAGGGGAACGGACTCCCCCCTCGGAAATGGTTAGCCTACTAGGTCGCCGCTCCCAAGTCTTATAGACGAAGGAGAGATTACCATCATAGGAATGACCACTTGCGAGAGCGAGAGGAACCCTTATACCGGAATCATACGAAGAGTCAAATGGCACGAAGTTACGAAACTTCGGCGCAAGAGACTTAAGTAGGACCCGAACGGCATTCCGTAGAGGAATACCAGTATAAGAGGACCAATCGTTTAACTGGTTCAAGGTGACCATGATATCATACGGTAAGTCCAGCTTTCGACAGAAAACCGGACGAACTGGTTGGCCTAAAAACCAATCAGATCCGCATGACTCACGGAACGGACCTTCAGAGAAGGTCTTATTAAGGTTAACTTTAAAGTTGAAAAGTGCCAAGTAATGAACAAGTCGGTCGAAGATTTCTCTCCGACAGATAATGTCATCACCAAAACACGACCAACCAAAGTCAGGGCTACCAAAGATATTGGTAACCGCCTTAATAATAGCCGAGAAAATTATGGTTTGCAATGGGAACGTAAAACCGTTTCCCATCGTAGAGACCATAAATAATGGCACCTGCTTAGACTTAACTTCACAGGTCCTTGACCTGAGCACCAGAAGTAGTTCAAAGAACCACCCTGGTAACACAAGCTCACAAAGACGCAGTGAAATAGAGTCTGAGGCAGAAGAGAGATCAATCGTGGAATATTTACCACTAATCGATCCCTCTCTCGCCAACGCATGATTCACCTCTGGCTGCCGAGCTAAGTCAATACCAAAGTACTGACCCAGGCGGCGTTCGAGATGAGCAGCGAGTCCAAGCTGATAAAACATGTTCAGCGTTGGTTCGATGCAGATCATGCGACTCGACTTCGAAGTCTTAGGTACGAAGCTAGCCCTACTACCGCTAACCACCGATGGACTACCAAACTTTTCGTAGCGGAGGCATTCCGCTTCAGATAGGAATGGTATCCAATCAGAGTAGTTCTTATACTCCTCGTATAAGTATAATGATGTGGTTGACAACGGCGAGGCAAGGTACTTCGTGTAAAACGAGGTACCTTCAGCCCCGATATTGACACCTGGACCTGGCCTACCCGACTTTAGAAGGTCGAAGTAAGATGAGATCAAGGGCTTCCCTCCAGGGTGGAAAAAGTCATCCAAGATGCGTCGGATCTCTCCGAGCACCACGATGTCGATTTCCCACTTAGGATTGAAGAACCAATCTTTACAGGAGTTATTAGCTTCCGTAAAGGCCTCATAAGCCTTAGCATCAGCCTCGCGAGCGTCACTAGGTATCCATTTACGGATTACCGAGTGAAGCAGGTAAGATGACGCATATTGCTTATAGGAACATCCTGGAAATGGTACGTGTTGAAATTCATCAACCATACCACACCAAGGACTAACATCATCATAAACGGCTCGATAAAGAACATCAGGACTAAGGCCCATAATGCTACTCCCGAGAGTGACGAGTGCGGAACTAGGATATTACTATACTAGTAACCGCACACCGCGGCAATGGCAGCGGCAGCCTTACCGAGTGCTTTAGGCACAAGGTGAAGGTTAGACGCAGCCAGAACCGTTCCGAGGATCGCACTTGCGTGCGAACGTAGCCAGGTCATCATCAGATGACTCCAGTTACGGCTGTATCACCGATCCCGATGCTGATTTGATTCAGCGCGCCGATCAGGAGGGACAGCATAGCGCGTACATTCGCAGCGTCCGAGAAGTCGGCCCCGGCCGGAACAGATATCTCAACGGTGGCGAGAGCCACCTGAGATGCCTGACCGGTAAGAGGGGTCACGCCTTTTCGAGCGATGATCTTGTACACGTTCCTCGGGACACTCGGAAGGAGACCGGTCACCGAATTCACGCCAGGCAGAGTCCGGAGAACCGGAGGCCTGCTCAACGTGATGGTGAACGGACGGCTGGGAGTGGAAGAAGTATCCACACCAGACTGTGTCCCGCCAAGGCCGGACACAGCATACTGCTTACCAGAATTGGTAGGAGCAGCATCCGCAGCAAGGGTATACGTCGGAGACGTAAGACCCGTTTGAGCCCCGCCCGTTACGGGAGAGGTAAGAGTAAAGGACATATAGTCCTCCAGTTGTCAACATTAAAAGAAAGGGATGAGCTTTTCCGCCCTTTGAAGAAGGACCGAGCCCATATTAGCGAATGCATATTTCCCAGTCGGTACAGAAAACTGTAACGAAGGGATCAGCGATAAGCTATCTAGTCTCGATCTATTAATCAAATGGGAGTTAAGCACACCGGCGCCGCCAAAGGAAGACTTCGAGACACTAATCTTAGCAATAGGACCGTTAGGATCGTACGAGACCTCATCGATTTCGACATCAGAAAACTGTCGTTCGGTGAGGGTTCGTTCTGTCACAGCACCCCATGCTAAATCAGTGCCCAACGAAGAGAATCCTCTGATTATCTCACCAACATTGATGAAATAATCAGCCATCCAGGAGTAAGGTAGCAAGTCCCAAGCGGTTGGGAGCCATTTGTCCGGAGTCAATTGAAGACTCTGAGCCCATGACAACTGACCGCTAGGCATAAGCCCCTTTACTCGGACCGCACCTTTATAACGCAATGAATACGTGGATGTATCACGATACCATCGCGAGACGCCCACAGGCCAGAAATCGTAACTTGCGTGCTCAGTAGCACCAGTTACTTTCCAACGACTCTTCGCCGACGCACGCACAGGTATAACCGGAAAGCGGAAACGTCCGCAATCGGCTATTCCTTTAGCGACATCAGCTACGAGAGGTTGCCAGCCAAAGTGGAACTCAAGATACGTATCAGCCAACACCTTCTTAAGACTCGGTATACTACCCCTATACCTGTGTTTCGCTTTCTTTAGCGAATCAAGGTAGGAGAGTATCTTTGTCCTTAAAGGATGTAAAGGCTTCTGAATGGATTGTATAGTCTCTCGATATTCGCCAAGGTCCTGACCAGCCTCAAAAGAGGATTGGGCAGAATCCACAGCGTCTAAAAAGCGACGTATACAGCGGTTTCGCACATCGGCCTTCACAGAATCGGTAACCACAACAACTCCCGGCGGCGGGTTCACCCAGAACCTACCGTCGAAGAGGAAGGAGCGATGACGGATATGTTTATCAGCTTTACGCTGATCAGTGATATCCAGGGTCGATGAGACCCAGTCATCAAAGGGATCGGAGTTAGCGCCACCGGAAAAACCGGTGGTAGCGTCGCCACGATTTCTGATGATGTCACGCCACCTAGGATTATCCACACCACTCCTCTGGTCGTAATAAACGAACTGGAGGGTCCGAGGCGAAGAGGAAGAAAACTTCCCCTCACCATTGGCATCAAAGTCTCCAATGGAGGCTGAGGTGCTGGACGGACCACGCGTTATAGCGTGGAAGCGTGATGTTGAATAATCAGTCATGTTACACCGATTGAAGGTTAAGGTAGTAGAGCCAAAGGGTGCCACCCTCAGGGTGCTACCGTCAAGAGAACCAACCTAACCCATGAAGTCCAAGATTTCTCCTGAGAGATCCTGCTGATCCGACTTACGTCGTTTCAGCAGCTCCTCTCTAAGAACTCTGCAGACAAGCCGGGTTAAAAAACCACGATAGCACGGCTGAAGGATTTCTCCAACAGTCATGCAATCGGTATACTTCATAACTCGAAGCTTAATATCTTCGTTGTTAAGAAATATACTACGGACATTAACATAGCTAACTGCAGTTCTCATAGA